AAGTGGATTAAGACACAAAGAGAACTTCTTGCAACGGAACGTAAGAATGTCAGACAGAATGTCAAAGGTGCTATTGCTAAAATGAAATCCCACGAAGGTTATGTTCAGAATATGGAAAAATACCTAAAGAGTGGAATATGGTTAGATTTGTTTTGGGGAGAGTACCAAGAAAAGAAATGTAAGAGTGTTTGTTTGGTGATGGCATATCATCCAGACGGTACACCTAAAAGAACTGTTGGAATGTGGTATCCAGATATTGGATGTGATTGGACAAGGGAAATGGAAAATGACTAATGATAATGAACCTGAGAGTAATATAATAAAGTTTCCTAAAAATAATCCAAAGGTTGCAATTAAAGTTGATAATAAAGCTCACGAGATTCGTGAGAATATTATCTTTACTGAAAATCTATGTGAAGCTTTAGTAGTAAACATGATACATAATATGTCAGAAAATGGCATGAATGTAGATGGTGAAAACTTTATTAGAGACACTTCTGTAATAATAGAACTGGTTAAGTCTACAATCTACAGAGACTTGGGTATGGTACATCCACTTCAAGAACTTGTTGAAACGCTTACCACAGTGGTAAAGGATAATGATGGTGTAGGATATGATGTTGACCTAGAAGGGATAGCAAAATTATTAGAAGAAATAGATAAACCTATTGACAACTAGTGATTTTTGTAGTACTATATAATATTATAAAAAGGTGAATATATGATATTAGTTGATATGAACCAAGTCACAATCAGCAATCTTATGATGCAGATTGGTTCTAAAAGAAAAAATGATGTTGATGAAAATCTAGTTCGCCATATGGTATTGAACTCACTTAGAATGTATCGTTCTAGGTTTAGTGAAGAATATGGAGAACTTATTCTTTGTTATGATAGCAAGAAGTATTGGAGAAGAGACTATTTTCCAAACTACAAATCTAATCGTAAGAAAGATAGAGAAGCTTCTGGATTGGATTGGAATCTAATCTTTGAAACTCTCAACAACATTCGTGACGAAATAAAAGATAATTTCCCATACAAAGTTTTAGAAGTAGAAGGTGCAGAAGCAGATGATTGTATCGCTGCTGTGGTACAACATATTGCTGTTACACCATCTGAGTATGAGAAGGTTCTAATTCTTTCTGGAGATAAAGACTTCATTCAGTTGCAAAAACACAGTTTTGTAAAACAATTTTCGCCTGTGTTGAAAAAGTTTGTAAGTGGTATAGATCCAGATATATATATTAGAGAACATATATTGAAGGGTGATAGAAGTGATGGAGTTCCTAATTTCTTATCATCAGACAATACGTTTGTAGATGAGTTACGACAGAAGCCTTTGTCCAAGAAAAAACTGGAGACTTGGATTGACCTTGACCCAGAAGATTATTGTACTGAAGACATGATGCGTAACTATCAACGTAACAAAGTTTTGATTGACTTGGAACAGATTCCAAGAGAACTGAAGGTAGAGATACTAGAACAATATAAGTTACCACCAAAAGGTGAACGATCAAAACTACTAAATTATTTTATTAAAAAGAGATTGAAAAATCTTATGAATGACATTGGAGATTTTTAATATGGCAGAGTCCACATACACACCTCTACTATCTGAGGTTTTAAGAAAAGTGCATAATGCAAAAACAAAAGATAAAAAGGTTGCAATCCTAAAAGAACACGATTGCGATCCACTACGAATGATAATCAAATCATCGTTTGATCCTAAAATCGAATGGATGATTCCAGAAGGAGAAGTTCCCTTCAAAGCAAATGAAGCAGAAGAAGGAACAGAACATACAGTACTACGCAGAGAAGCGAGGAAACTGTATCGTTTTATAAAGGGTGGAGATAATACTCTAGTTGGTTTTAAACGTGAGAATATGTTTATTCAATTATTAGAAGGACTTCACAAATCAGAAGCGCAATTAATAGTTGATGCTAAAGATAAAAAATTACATCAAACTTACAAAGGACTTTCAACAACTGTTGTTAAGGAAGCATTTGGGTGGAATGATGAATTTATGAAACAAGAATAGGAAAAGATATGAGCTTTGAATTCGATTTTACTAAAGGACATCTCGCAGAAATCATATCTGCTGATGCTGATGATTGGTATGATGCACTGTGCGAACTGTTACCAAAATATGGTATCACAACAGAACGTAGGGTTGCACACTTTTTAAGTCAGTGTGCCCACGAATCTGGTGGGTTCAAACGATTAGAAGAAAATCTAAACTATAGTGCAAAAGCGCTTCGTGCAGTCTTTGGACGATACTTTGGTAACTCACCTAAACGTGATGCAGATGAATATCACCGTAAACCAGAAATGATTGCAAACTATGTGTACATGGACGAATATCGTAAGTACAAAATGGGCAACGTCAATGAAGGTGATGGTTGGTTGTTCAGAGGCAGAGGCCTAAAACAATTAACAGGTAGACATAACTACACTAAGTTTGGTGAAAGTATTGATATGAGTGCAGAACAAGCAGCAGAGTATGTTGCAACACCATCTGGTGCAATTGAATCTGCATGTTGGTTTTGGGATGCAAATAATCTGAACGATATCGCTGATACAGATAATGTTGTGAAAATGACTAAGAAGATCAACGGTGGCAATATTGGATTAGAGGATAGACAAAAACGATACTCTCATGCAATGGAAGTACTAGGTATGAGTGTAGAGGATTTGGGTGCAGACGATAGTTCTGTGGAAGATATCCTTGACGATATTGGTGTTTTAAGAAAAGGTGCAAAGGGCGAAGGTGTCAAACTTATGCAAGAAGCATTAGGTATTGGTGCAGATGGAGACTTTGGGCCAGGCACAGAACGTGCATTAAAAGAATGGCAATCAGCAAATGGTTTGGTTGCAGATGGGGTGGCAGGAACTGCTACTTTTGAAAAACTATTTGACTAAAACTTATTGACTCTATGGTATCTTAGTGGTATTATAGAATCATTGGTGAGGAGCAACTTCCTTTCTCTCTCAACTCTCTCAATAGAGTTGCTCCTCACCAAACTTTTTTCTAAGTTCTTGATTTTCAAGAACTTTTTTTTTACTTTTTCTCTTGACTTTTGTTGTAATAACAAGTATACTATTAGTATAGTGATTCGGAGAGATTATGAATTATATTGAAATAAACGGTGGTAACAAATACCAAAAGGAAGTTGCTTATAATGTTATCGACATGATGATTAAAGCTCTTATGCCTCGTATGAGAACTTTAGACATTACTGTTAACATTCGTAAGTTTACTGATGATGCTATCGGTTACTGCATGATGGAAGATACTAATCGTGAGTTTGAGATTGAGGTTAGTAAGGAATTATCCTTGAAAGATTTTGTCACTGCATTGTGTCACGAAATGGTACATGCAAAACAGTATGCTCGTAATGAGATGAGTGGTAACATTACTGACAGACATTGGAAAAGGTCTACAGTTGCAGACTCAGTTAATTATTGGGATTTGCCTTGGGAGAAAGAGGCATACCGAATGGAAGATAAACTTGCTCAATTAGTTTGGGAATCAAACATACTTTAGCTCTTGACAATTGACGAATCAACAGGTATAATTAGTATGTAGAATGAAAAGAGAGGAATATATTATGACACAAGTAGCAGTTATTCACGCAGCGTTTGAGGAAACACCACATACAGTTGCTTTTGTAGATGTGCCTGATTTACCATCAGATAAAGAAAAACTTGAATATGCGTATCGTTGGACAAACAACGTAATGGGTTCTTGGAGTATCAAAGAACAATACTTTGAGGATGGTGAAAAGAATGGTGACTATAATCCAAACGTCACTGTTATGGCTCCACTTAAAGAAGTGGATGGACAAACATATGGTTTACGTTCTACAAGTATGAACGACCAGATGTTATTAGGTACTACAAAGTACAAAGTTGCAATGCTAGGTTTTGAGGAGATTGTATAATGGGAGCAGTTAAGAGTTACATGATGGATGTTGAGGAAGAGGTTTTCTCAATTGATGGGATTGAAAATAAGTTTAGTGAAGCTGAACATGTTTCTGAGGTTCAAACATTCGTAATTGATAAATTAGGATATACGTCTAGTTGGGATAAAGATATCGCAAAGGATGTTGTATCAAGTCAATGGAATGAATATTGGGGTAACTATCCATGATTAAAGAACTGTTAATGAGTGCATTGACACTCATGCCAGCTGCATACGCTGATGATTCATCTCTAGGTGTAGAAGAATTCAGACATAAAGAAGCACAGTGTCTTGCACAGAATGTATACTTTGAAGCAAGGAATCAACCAGCAGCTGGACAGATGGCAGTTATGTCTGTCACTATAAATCGTGTAAATGATTCTAGATTTCCAAATACAATCTGTGGTGTTGTCTATGAAGGCCCTTCTCGACCCAGTTGGAAGGGTACTGGTGAGATGATACCTATTCGACATAAGTGTCAGTTCAGTTGGTATTGTGACGGCAAAAGCGATATTACACAAGATAAAGAAACATTTAATGAGATTTTTCTCTTGAGTGAAATGGTAATTAATGGTACAATAAAACTCATGGATATTACAGAAGGTGCAACACACTATCATGCAGACTATGTACGTCCAGCATGGGCAAAGACTAAAACAAAAACGATTGAGATAGAAGACCATATCTTTTATCGGTG